CCGTGGCGCCGTAGTTGTACTGGCGAACCATACCAGGCTCCAGGGCCGAAGCGGGAACGGCGGGGACGTCGCCGATGCCTTGCAAGTGAATGGATTTCATAAGATGCCTCCTTAGTATTCGAGCATATATCCGGTGTAGCAGAAGTTGGAGGCCAGATCGGCGGCCTTCGTGATGGCAGCGCCGCAAGCGGCAGCTTGGTCGGCAGGAACCGCACCGATGGCCGACCAGTTGACGCCCAGGCGGATCGGATCCATCGGATGGTTGATCTCGCAGACCTGAACGTGGAAGCCGAGGCCAGCGCAGAGGGCGTCAACGCGCTCCTGCAAGTAATTGAACTCCTGGCGGAAGTAACGATAAGTGATGGTCTTCATAGGGAAGCGCTCCTTTCAGATTTTGTGACCCGCGATGCGGATCGTGTCGATGATAGCGTTGTGGGTACGGCGCCCGGCGGTTTCATACCAGCGGTTCTTGATTGGATAGCGGGCGTTCTGCCACCAAGCGAAATAGACACGACCGCGAACCGTATCGACCAGGACGCTGGCGTGGGTGGCGTCGCCGGTTGCGAACTTGAAATCCCGACGCAGGAGAACCAGACCGTCCAGGTGACCCGCCGAGTTGCAAAATTCCTGCATACGCTGCGCGGGGTCGTTTTCGTCCTCGAAAGCGGTGAAGCCCTCGGCTTCGAGCATTTCAACCAGTACGTTGTTTTTCATGGTAAGAACCTCCGTTCGTTTAATTCTCTGCGGCAACGACCGCCGCCGCCAGGCTGTAAAGCGTTTCGTGATCGTTCCACGTTATTTTGTCGTTGTCGAACGCCTTGTCGATTTCGGCGAAGCACTCGTTGCGGTCGCCCTCCGTCTTGATGGCGGCGATTTTGTAAACCAGTTTCTTGAACATCTTTGTGTACCCCCTTGGTGTTTCGATGTCTGTGTGATACCACACAAACGCAGGGTTTTCAATGCGCAAATCGTCCAAAGAATGACGTTGTGTCTTGGTATTTTTTTGATTGCCGCCAAAAATAGGGCAGCCCATAAAAAAAGACCCCGTCCCTTATTTTGGGGG